GCTAACAGAGCTGATGATTTTCTTATAGTACATCGTTATATATACTCTCCTGATGCTTGGATGTACACAAGGCTTTTTGTAGCTAAGGTTAAAATGCAAGAACTAGGATATAAACCAACAAGCTATGAATCGCCTATAATGTTTAAGTCAATATTAAACAACGTAGGCTTTGAAATAGGTGGAAACAATTTAATAAAGTATAAAACCAAGAAACAACTGACCATTGACAACACTAGAAAAGATAGCAAATAAACACGATGACTGGGTAAGAATCGTTAAGAGCTTCGGATGTAAAAACGAATATTGTGAGGACATTGTACAAACTATGTATTTAAAAATGCACACTTTAATCAACAGAGGCATCGATATAAGCTATGAAGATGACATAAACCACTTTTATATTTACAGAATACTTAGAAGCCTGTTTATAGATTTATGCAGAAAAGAAGCGAAGATCACAAAAGTAAACATAGAGTACTTAGAAACGTTTGTACAAGAGGAAGAAGTAAAAGAATACAAAGACATAGAGGGCAAGATGAAAGAACTACATACAGTATTAGACAAAGTCTATTGGTATGACAGGAAAGTATTTGACCTCATCTCAGATGGTATGAGTATCGCAGAGCTATCAAAGAAAACAAACATATCTTATTATTCTTTATACAACACATATAAAAACGTAAAAACATTAATTAAAGACAACATAGAATGGGACTAGGAACATTATTAGAAAAAATTATAAACGTAATAACATTAGGTTATGGTAAACGTATGGCTACTTGGGTAGCAAAGAAACGAGGAAAAGAAGATTGTGGCTGCACAGACAGAAAAAACGATTTAGATGAAAAGGTAAAGCTATGGTAGAAGAAGATTTAACAAGATGGTTAGAGTTTGTCAATCGTAAAAGACAACACGAACTAAACAAAGAACAAATCAAACTAGTAGCAGAGTTACACGCTAAATACTACAACCATAAATATTACGAGCCTTGTACTTGTAACGGATCTATTTATCGTAGATGGATTCAAGACCTTAATAAACTTGTATGAATATAAGTAAAGTACATCAGTTTGAAAAATCAATAGTAACACTTTTAAATTTAGATGGTTGGAATCTTGAATGGTGTGGAGGAGGCTTTGAGCATTTTGATTGTATAGGCACAACTCCAAAGGGTGTTCAATGTGTTATGGAAATCAAGCTAAGAAAAAAGTACTATGAGGATAAAATGATTGAGAAGTATAAGTTTGATAAACTATTAAAGGAAGATGCTATTGCTTTATACTTTGTTGCAGATCCTAAAGGCAATTATATATTCTGGTTAAACGATTTACCTAAACAAGAGGAGGTAGAAATGTATTGTCCTGACACTACACTATGGACTAAGAAACGAATTAAAAAGCCTTGTTACCTTCTTAAAGAAAGAGATGCACACCGAGTACAAGCAAATAAAACTAATTAACATTTGTTTATATCCTTTTAATTTGTATCTTGCAGTATCAAACACTAAAAATATATAATGACAAAAACAGAAATAGCACAAGAATTTGGTAAGATATCAGGTAATCTTAATTTTTTAATTAAAAGATGTAAAAATGATTTTGACAAAGATACTTTAAAAGAAACATCTGACCTTACACAAGAACTATTTAACAAAATTAATGTACTGAAAAAACTAAACTAATGGAAAAACTAAAGAAATATTTAACCCTTGCAGTAGCAACAGTAATCTTATTTATATGCACAGTATTTTTACTGAGCTTAGAATCTATAATTGATTCAATGTTTTAATGAGTTTAGGAAAGTTACAAGCAACGGCAGATATGAATGCTTTGTTACATTTGGTTAAGAAATGGAAAGCGAAATCAAAAAACAAAGAGATTAAAGATTTAGAAGATATTGCAATTAGAATATTCTTTTATATAAATCAGTTAGAGTTAGAGCAATATTCTTTTGATCAACTAATTACAGAAGCAAGAAGCGACAAACTAAGAGCAATAACTCGAGCAAGAAAATCAGATAAAGAAAATGAAAAACTACGAAAACAAAATGAAAGCCTTAGCTATTAGCTACATAGGCATAACACTTACTTTACTATGGATACTATTCAATTATTAGACGGAAAAACATACAAACGAGATGAGATACTAGAGAAAATGAAAGATGATTCCTTTTACTATGGTTACTTAGGAAAGGCAGCTCTAAGCTCCTCAACAATTAAATTACTCTTAGATAGTCCTAAGAAGTATAAGTATGTTACACAATACGGATCACAAGAATCAAACGCTTTAGATGCAGGTTGGTTATTTCACACTTGTATATTAGAACCTGATGTATTTGCAAAACAAATCTTTGTAGATGTACAATCTAAAAACACTAAGGCATATAAACTAGCTAAAGAGGAACACGGAAAAGTTTATACGATGAAACAAAAGAACGATGCCGAAAGACTAGCCGATGCTTTCTTTAGAAACGAACACGCTTTAAGACTAATAACTAATACAGAGTTTGAAGTCCCAGCAATAGGCGAGGTACAAGGATATCCATTTAGAGGCAAGGCAGATGTATTAGGTAAAGGAATCATTGATCTTAAAACAACTGCAGACTTAAAAGCATTTCCTTATTCATCTTACAAGTATGGATATGATGTTCAGGTATATTTATATTCAGAACTATTTAACAAACCATACGAGGAGTTCAAGTTTATAGCAATAGACAAAGGCTCATTAGATATAGGAATCTATGATTGTAGTGAGGGGTTCTATGAATCAGGAAAGGCTAAAGTAACAAAGGCATTAGAAGTCTATGAGACATTTTTTATTAACGGAGCAGATATAGATAGTTACTGCATTAAAGGAACATTATAATTAAATAAAATGGCATATAAAAACAAAGAAGATCAAAAAGCAGCACAAAGAAAATGGTATTTAAAAAATCGTGCTAAAGTAATAGAAAAATCAAGATTAAGAAAATTAGAAAATCCTGAAAGAGAAGCAGAATACAAAAGAAAACATTATTATAAACCTTCTGAAATTGAAGGTGTAAGTGTTGGAGTACTACAAAGAAGAAAGTATGTTGCAAACAATCAAGAACAATATAAGAAAACTAATCAAGAATGGAGAGATGCTAATAAAGAGCATACTAATAAATATAACAAAGAGTATTGGTTAAAAACAAAAAATGAAAGAAGCAAATAAAATAGCAAAGAACATAATAGATATATCAGATATTAATGTATTTAAAAATACTAGGAAAAGAGAATACATAGAGGTTAGAAGTTTGCTTACGTTTATGTTGAGGCATCATTGTAATATGACTTATCATCAAATAAAAGACTTTTATAAATCTAAGGGAAAGAGCTATAATCACGCAACTGCAATACATAGTTTAAAAGCATTTGAAACCCACAGACGATATAACAGAAACTTAGACAAGTATTTTGATTTAGTTCTACTAAGACTAAGAAACAAATCTAAATTAAGAAAAGCATTAATAAACCACATAATAGACTACACTAAAGAAAAGGACTTAAAGAAACTCCTTAGAATAGTAGACACATTACCTTTAAACGATATAGATGGAAACAAACCAACAAAAGAGAAAGCAGATACCTTTGTATAAAGGACTGATTAAATACTTCCCTGATGCACTATGCGAAGTAGCTAGAGTAAGTTACATAGGAAGTAAACAACACCACCCAGAGAAAGAGATACATTGGGACAGAGATAAAAGCCAAGATGACTTAGATGCACTTATGCGACATCTAATAGAAAACGGCAAGATAGACTTAGACGGAGTAAGACACTCGGCAAAAGTAGTATGGAGAGCCTTAGCGCACTTACAAAAAGAAATAGAGAAAGACAACATAAGAGAAGACTTATGGTATATAGACCAATATAATCGTAATAGACCAACACACTCACAAAAAGAAATAAAAGAAGATAAGTTTATTGAGGGTTATGATGAGCAGTTTGGTACATATAAAACAAACGAAATACCACACGATCAAATAATATCAGGAACAGAATGAGCAATATAGATTTGTTTGGAAACAGGATTGAAACTAACCCTTTATTAAGGGATAAGTTTATAGAGCCTCCTTTTAGTGTGTTAGATACAAAAAGTGGTAATTGGCAAAGAAGAAAAAACCTTTGGAAAAAATTAGGAATAAAAAGTGAATTAGGTAGAAATTCAAAGTCTAAAAATAGATTATCAGATAGTGGAGGAAGTTTAAAATCTATAGAAAACAACGAAAAAAAAGGAACGTATGAAAGTATATTTGATCCTTCTCTTTGTGAAATTATGTATCATTGGTTTTGCCCTAAAGGTGGAAATATACTTGATCCTTTTGCAGGAGGTAGTGTTAGAGGTATTGTAGCTAATTATATGAATTACCATTATACAGGAATAGAGCTAAGAGGCGAACAAGTAGAAAGTAATAGGGAACAAGCATTAGATATATTAGAGATAAATAAACAACCACAATGGTATGTAGGGGATAGCAACAAGGTTTTAGATGATTTAAATAAAGAATATGACTTTGTTTTTAGTTGCCCTCCTTACGCAAACCTTGAGGTATATAGTGAATTGGAGGGAGATATATCAAATATGAATTATAAAGATTTTCTTTTGGCTTATGAAAGCATTATTGATAAAAGTTGTAAATTGCTTAAAGTAGGTGGATATGCTTGTTTTGTTGTGGGCGAGGTAAGAGATAAAAAAGGGAATTACATTGGCTTTGTACCTGACACTATTAAAGCGTTTCAAAAATGTGGAATGAGTTTTTATAATGAAGCTATATTATTGAATGCTATTGCGAGTGCATCAATGAGAGCTAATGGAAATATGAAATCACAAAAACTAGTGAAAGTACATCAAAACGTATTAATATTTAAAAAATGAAACAAAAGAAACATACCAACATACAAAGAATAAAAAGACTAGAGAACATAGTAAGCCAAATCTATTTAAGTGTAGAGGTAATTAAGAAACAACTTGAAAAGAATGAACAATAAAGAAACAACAGAAAGATTTGCTATTAATGGAATAATAGTTTGTGTAGTTTTATTTCTAATGTTAGTGATACTTTCTAAAATTTAAAATACTTGCGTTATATACTTGATTAATCAAGTTTTTTCAAGATGAGTAAACACGGAGGTAAAAGAGATAATTCAGGTAGAAAGCCTAAAGACGAGGAATTAAAGTTAGTAGAAAAGCTAACACCTTTAGAACCATTAGCATTTAAAGCTCTTAAAAAAGGTTTAGAAAATGGGGACTTTAAATATGTACAACTCTACTACAACTATGTAGCAGGTAAACCAAGAGAAACAAAGGACATTCACGTAAACGAAGATGTGCCTTTATTTATTGATTAATGCAAATAACAAAAACGTTAGCACTAGAGAAACTAAGAGAACTAGATAAAAGAGTTCGCATAGTAAGAGGAGGATCATCGGCAGGTAAAACAATAGCTATCATATCTATCCTTATAGACTATGCAATAAGAAACAAAGGAAAAGAAATAAGCATAGTATCTGAATCTGTACCACACTTACGTAGAGGTGCTTTAAAAGACTTCTTAAACATCTTAAAGGGGTTATATAGGTATGATGATAGAAAGTTCAACAAAAGTACCTTAAAATACGTATTCAGTAATGGTAGTTACATTGAGTTCTTTTCAACAGACCAACCAGACAAACTAAGAGGAGCTAGAAGAACAGACTTATTTATTAACGAGTGTAACAATGTTAGCTTTGATTCCTACCAACAATTAGCAGTAAGAACATCAAGTAATATTTGGTTAGACTATAACCCTGCTAATCTATTCTGGGTAGATAAGGAACTTATAGGACAACAAGATGCAAACTTCATAACTCTAACCTACAAAGACAATAGTAGCCTTCCTGATACTATAGTAAAAGAAATAGAAAAAGCTAGAGAGAAAGGAAAGACCTCAACCTACTGGGCAAATTGGTGGCAAGTGTACGGACTAGGACAGATAGGTAGTTTAGAGGGTGTATGTATTCCAGACTGGAAACCTATAGACACTATACCAGAGGAGGCAAGGTTACTTTGCTCAGGACTTGATTTTGGTTATTCAGTTGATCCCTCAACGATTATTAGACTTTACAAATGGAATCAATCCTACATATTTGATGAGGTACTTTATCAAAAGGGAATGCTTAATAGAGACCTAAGTTATTTTATTAAGACTAATGAGATACGAGAGAACATTTATGCAGATAGTGCAGAACCCAAATCAATACAAGAACTAAGAAACTATGGACACAAAGTCTTTGCAGTAACAAAAGGTAGAGATTCAATAGTCTATGGTATTAACCTAATTAACCAAAACGAAATATACATAACATCACAATCTAAGAATCTTATTAGAGAGTTACAGGGTTATGTATGGGCAAAAGACAAAGAGGGTAACAATCTACAAAAACCCACAGGTACACACCCTGATTGTATTGATGCAGCTAGATACGCTTTAATGATGCAACTAAAGAATCCTAATAGAGGACAATACGCTATAAGATAGTTTTTAAAAGTTTTTAATTTTACGTTATATATATATGAAAGTAGAAGTTTATATTCCTGATACTCTAAGCGAGATCACACTAGATAAATATCAAAGGTATTTAAAGATTCAAGGAAACAACACAGATGAAAACTTCTTAGCTATTAAAATGATAGAAATCTTTTGTGGACTAAGAGGCGATACAATAATGCAAATGAAAGCTAAAAGTATCAAAGACATCACACTTATATTATCAGATATGTTTACTGAAAAGCCTCAACTAGTAAGAGAGTTTAAAATGAATGGTAAGAGTTATGGGTTTGTGCCTAACTTAGAAGATATTAGTTTTGGAGAGTATATAGACTTAGACACGTACATTGGAGATATGGATAACATACATAGAGCAATGAATGTCCTATACAGACCAATCAAACAAAAAATTAATGATAAATATCTTATAGAGGACTATACAGGAGATGATCCTGAGAAGATGAAAGATATGCCAATGGATG